CCTGGAGGATCGCGTAATGGCGGCAAAACGGAAACGGCGAACCGTGAAACGAACGGTTTCGAAACGGAAACGGGCGAATCCGAAAGCGAAACGATCAAGCGTCAAGATGAGACGCGCACCCAAAGGCTGGATCAAAGCAAAAGCCGTCCGGGTGGTGCGGCGCGGCGGGAAACGAATCGTTGAGGTGAAACGTTGAAAGACTGCGAAGGATTTTGGGATCGACGGGCCGGAGTTGTTCATGTCGCGGGCGAAACGCAGCCAAATGGATCAATGTGCTGTCAGCGGTGCGGGCTGCCACTTTTGCCGATTGAATTTACCAGCACGGCGAATAGCCGTGCGATCCATCCGGAGGAAACAAAGTGAACTTCTGTTTCTACAGCGCTCGCACCTTCGAATCCTGGGACTGGAGCACTCCGCTTGAAACCGGAATCGGAGGATCGGAAACATCTCACGTTGAAATGGCTCAACGGCTCGCGCGGCGGGGTCACTTGGTAACATCCTTTGCACCTATCCCGGATGAATCGCGCGCAGTTGGCGCGGTTCGCCTTGATGGTGCTGTGTGGTATAAATGCAGCGCGCCTGATCCATTCTTCGACGGTTGGGGCGATCACGTTTTCGTCATCTATCGCGATCCTCCCACCGTGGACAAGATCCCCGCCGGCGTCCCCGCCTGGTTGATCTGCCAGGACGTGAGCTATCCGACGATGACACCGGAGCGCGCGGCCAGGTTCACGCGCATCGTTGCGCTGTGCGAAGATCACGCGCAATATCTAAAGCAGCTCTGGCCCTATGCGGCCGAAAAGGTTTGCATCAGTTCGAACGGTATTCGGTCGGCTCTGATTCGCAAGTTCTGGGAACACCCAGGCAGAGAACATCGCAACCCAAAACGCTTGATCTACGCCAGCTCGCCCGACCGCGGGCTCTGGTCTCTACTCCACATCTTCAGCCGGGTTCGCGAGTTGATCGACGACGTGGAACTCCACGTGTTCTATGGCTTCAATAATCTCGAAAAGTGTCCGGACGCCTTCCCGAATCACCCGGAAAAAGCAAAGTACATCCGGATGATGAACGAGACACTAATAGAAGCGCTCAAAGCGCCGGGCATCGTTCACCACGGAAGAATCGGCCAGCGCGACATGATCGACGAATGGCTCACATCTGGCATCTGGTGCTATCCGTCAACTTTCACCGAAACGAGCTGCATCACATGCATGGACGCGCAGGCCTGCGGAGCGATCCCGGTCACAACTCCGGTTTGGGCGGTCGGTGAAAACGTCCGCTACGGTGTGATGGTTGAGGGCTTCCCCGACAAAGATCCATTGACCAAAGTGCGATACGTAAACGAAATTGTTCGGTTGGTGCAGGATCCGGAGAGGCAGGACGCCATCCGATCGGAAATGATGCCCTGGGCTCTCAACCATTTCGATTGGGAGAACTTCGTCACGCAGTGGGAAGGTTGGGCGGCTGAAGACCTCGCGAAGTGTGAAAAGGGGGTTGCGGCATGAGAGACCATTCGAAAATTCAAGGACGCGCGAGGCAACGGCTCCTGGGGTCTTCGGCTATTGGCACTGTTGCCTATATGGGCGGCGTCATGGCGCTTCCAGAGCCCTTCGTGTGGGCCTGGACGCAGCTCGTTCAATTCAACGCTGAAGCGCTCTCACAACCAGGCAGCTACGTTCATTACGACCGGTCAACAGTTTCACTCCATGATGTGGCCCGAAACAACCTCGTTCAGCGGATGCGTGGGGACTGGCTTCTAATGCTCGACACGGATCTGACTTTTGATCCGGACGTGTGCGCGCGGCTGCTCCGGGTAATGTACAGATACGATCTCGATGTCGTCTCGGGCTTGTATCCCTACAAATCGAATCCGACGATCCCCGTGATCTCGATGCTCAACAAAGAGAATGGCCGCGGTACTCCGGTGATCGATTGGGACCACAATCAGGAATTATTCGAGTTCGACGGCGGCGGCGGCGCGGGCTGTCTGCTGGTTCGAAAACGGGTGTTTGAACGGATGAAGCAGGAGCTTCACTGTCAACCGTTCGAGCGAACCAATCCGATTTTCGGAGAAGACTTCAGTTTCTATCAGCGTTGCAGAGCGCTCGGCATTTCATGCTGGTGTGCCTGGCGCGTGGCATGCGGCCATTTGGGATATCAAGCCCACATGGTCCCAGAACAGACTCTCAACCGCGAACGGTACGAGTTCGTGGAACGTGAGACGGTCGGAATCGGCCAACAAATCAAGAAAGGGGCATAAGGATATATGTCTGTTACCATCAACTATTTGCGACCCATAACGGCGGCCATTACGACTCCTCCGACCGTCGCACAGTCTCAGAGACTCAGTACCGTTGTCGCAGTACTTGCGTCGAATGACGGCACTACGGTGTCAATCACCATAACGCACGACCTCAATCTCCCAGCGTCGGATATTTCACAAGGATTTCCGACCATCGTTCTGACGCCGCTCGACACCACGGCCACAGCGGCGGCATTTTGGGTGCAAGCTTCGCGTCCGGATTACCTGGTGCTCGGTCAGGTGATTTCGAGCTTCAGCGGGGCATCGCCAGTTCAACTCGAAGTGACGATCAGCCGGCCGAACACGCTGGTTCGGTGATCGGGGTTACCAGCGCGCGCCGTAGGGCGCGTGCGACCGAAAGGAAGGAATGATGGCCATCACAGAACGACGACGAATCATCGCAAACCCGGCAAGACGTAGAAATACGCACCGGAAGATGAGCGCGAAGCAGGCGGCAATATTCGGAAGAACGCCTGCTATTCGCGCCAGAGCAAAAGCAAGCCTGAGGCGCCGTCGCGCTGGCGGGCTGCATCGGTCTCGATCAAAGCCACGGAGAAAGAATCCTGGCGAGATCATCGGTTTCACGCTGGCAAACCCGGCGCGAAGAAAGGTAGGCAAGAAAAGAATGGCAAAAGCCAACAGAAAGCGTAATCGACGCCGGGTTGCAAATCGTCGCCGCAATCCGGCTCACAGTCGTCGGCACCACGCAGGTGGAGTAGTTCATCACCGTCGTCGCCGTCACAACGCCGGTTATCGGAGAGTTCACCATCGTCGCCATAATCCGGGTGGGATGGGATCTCTGACCGGAATCATCACAAACGCAGCGTTTGTCCTTGTCGGTGCACTCGGATCGAAGATGCTCGCTCAGCTCGTTCTTGGAGCGAACAATGTCGGATGGGTCGGCTATGCCGGAAACGCAGCGGCCGGTATCGGCATGTGGTTCGTGACCGAGAAGGTTATGAAGAACAAAGAGGCAAGTTCGGGCGTGATTGCAGGAACGGTCGTCGAGATCATTCTGCGAATCATCAACGATATGACGCCGTTCGGCCAGTACGTTTCGGGGCTGGGCATGGGGGATTATCAGATGCAATCCTTTGTGACGCCTCAAGTTCTGGTCGATCCGTATAACTCGGCTCAGATTCAGATTCCGAACGGATGGGCACCGACAACGGTTGTCGCGGCTCCGTCAAATCCGGCCGGCAATGCCTCTGGCGGTATGGTTCCGTCGGGTATGGGCGCGATGTACGGCAACGCGTACGATAACTTTTCGGCGTCGTACAGCTATTAGCGCACGGCCGCCAGCGGAGGGCGTCTGTCGCTGGCATGGCATGAAAATGAGGACGCGACGGGGCCTGCACGGGGCAGGTGAACACGAAAGCGGACGGATCAATCAGAGGAACGGCCGTTAAGTGGAAAGGGTGGGGGCAGGGGCGCGGGATTCCGCGCCCACTACCTGAAAAAAGGAACAAGGAGAAAAAACTCTATGGCACTCACACCAACGGGCGGCGGCGGAACGGCCGGCGCTTATGGCGGCGGGCGAATTTTGAGCGCTTCGCAGGCTCAAGGCAGAAACACCAATTCGATCATGGCGAACTGGATCGACCGGACGCCCTGGCAATATTGGGACACAATCACGCTTTTGGCGGGCGCGGTGATGGCGCAGAGTTACTCGCCGTTCTCGGTCCCGATCGGATCGCAAGATCCCTTGACGAACCTCACGAAAAACAAGCTCCAGACCAACATCCGAAAGGGAAACCAGTTTCCGCCTCCGAATTGCCTACTCCTGGGCAACATCGGGTTCTATTTCGAATCGAACATTATCAAATCGGACATCGATCTGATCCTCGCGAACTACTATTGCGAGTTCAAAATCGATGAAAAGACCTTCCACGAAGGCTATCTGTATCAGTTCCCGTCGGGTATGGGACTCTCGGGACTTTCAACCCAAACTGGAGAATCGGTTTACACGAACGGCCTACCGGCTCCCGGCTACGCCCGGAATTACGGAGACTGGTCGAAGTACATCGCTCCGGAGCAGTTCTTCTCGCTGATTCTGTACTGGCAGCCTTCACAGGTGCTGACTTCGGCGGCCGGTAACGCTTCGTCGGCTCCTCCGACCTTAACCAACGGTGGTACCATTCGCGTGGTACTTAATGGCTTGACAGATCGCAGCGTTCAGTAATATACTGCGGTCACTTGCTGCTGAACAGACCCGCACCGAACACCGGGTCTGTAAAATAGTTCGGGGCTGGTGTTTCCTCCTCCGGGTGCCACCAGCTCTGAACGGAATACGGAGGA